ATTGTAAAAAATATATTGAAAAATCTCTATGGAGATGATGGAGTTGAGTTTGAATTTGTTGGCAGTTTCAGGCGAAAGAATAAGGATATGGGAGACATTGATATATTGATTAAAAATAAAGGTAAAGATATAGTCCTAAAAGACATCATAAAGCGGTTTGTTGATGGAAAGTATGTGATTGAAAAATTGGCATTAGGTGCGAATAAGTTTATGGGACTATGTAGTCTGTCTCCAGAATTACCAGCGCGACGCATAGACATATTACTAGCCGATCCATCGCATTATTATTTCGCCCTCTTGTATTTTACAGGTTCATACAATTTCAATATCAATATGCGTAAACTAGCATTAAAGAAGGGGCTTTCATTATCCGAGTATGGGTTCAAAGATAGCAAAGGTGTTATGATTGATACAACAGACACTATTCATAGTGAAGAAGACATATTTGCGTATCTCGATATTCCCTATACAGAACCACATAAAAGGTAAGGGTGGTTGTGGATTACGGAGAGATACAGTTTGTGCGAATATGTCACACAATGGACAATAGATAGCATATGTTAGAAATATCGTATACTGTTAATTTTACTCGGTTAAAAGGGGAGTTGTAGTTCAAAATCATCATCTAATTCTTAATAAATTCAATAATAATTTCATTTTATTAATATTATTGTCATTAATTATAACATTATTGTCATTAATTATAACAGGTACATCTAAATAATAATAAATTTTAATTAGATTTGCATCTAAATAATAATAAAATTTAATTAGATTTGCACCCAATAAAACTTCCTCATTTACAGTTAATTTAGATAAATTATCGCATATTGTAAAAATATCGTCTACTGTTAATTTTACTCGGTTAAAAGGGTTATCTGGATCCTTTCTTTCTTCAATGCAACTAATAATATAATTATATATGGATATTGTATCAAAGCAAAAAATTTTGGGATCGTATTTTATATATGTAATATGTTTTTTTTTATTATAAGAAAGATCTTTAATTTCATCTAATGATACACCATCTTTCCAATCATGACCGCATTTTTCAATTAATTCTTTATCTAGTTCTTCTTTTTCCAAGGGATCTATGAAACTTTGTATGATATCTTCTTCTTTAACCTCCTTATATATATGATCATAAATAGTTTTATATTTAATATTTGATATATCCGCTAATATATCCGCTAATATATCAATCTTTTCATATATTTTTTGTAAAATTATAAAAATTTCTTTGTAACTTTTTTTTTTCAATAGTTTTATTTCCGATCTAACATGAATACTTTCGTCAAAATATATTAAAAGGAGAACTATTTCTAAAAATATATAGTCTATTAACTTAGAGTCATTCTTAATATTAATAAAATCAACCATTTTATTTTTGTTCCAAGATAAATCTGTCACTTCGCATAATTCATAAATGGATGAAGCATAATCTAATATTTCTATATTTTTCTTCCTAATATTATAATTATAATCTTCTCTAGTCATTTTAAATTTTTTGGATACAAATAAATTTTCAATATCTCTACATAAATTTTCTATCAATTTACATATTGAAAAATCTGCCTTATTCATATTGATATTTTTTTTCAATAAATCTTCTATTACACCATAGAATACCCCAGTTTTTCCAAATGAATCAGAAGAAGACTTCTGTCCTATTGTTTGTGATATCGGTTTTTGTGATATCGGTTTTTGTGATATCGGTTTTCGTGGAAGCGGTTTTAATTTTTTAATTATAGAATTATAAACATTTAGATATAAATAGATATCAATATCTTCCTTGTATTTTTCATCATAATTATATTTCTTCTCTTTTTTTATAAAATATTTTATAAAAAGGTGATCATACAATATATCCTTTTTTCCATAAACTTTAATTCTCGCGTGTTTATCTGGTAAACTATCTTTAATGTTTTTACAATCTTTAATTGTTAATTGATAACCTTGTTTTTTTTTAAGTAGAATATCTGCTATCACTATATTAATAAATTCTTTATACAATTTTACATATTCACTTTTAGGATTTACAGACAATTCAATATCAGTACCATCGTGCGGATTTATTAATGGATTTGTTTTCCATAAATTTAAAGGTGTCACTATCAGTGTTACACCATCGGCTTCATATTCATATTCTCCTCTTCCTCTTCCATATATCTTTTTTGGTTTTTTTGAGACTGGTTTCGGTTTTTTTGAGACTGGTTTCGGTTTTTTTGAGACTGGTTTCGGTTTTTTTGAGACTGGTTTCGGTTTTTTTGACATTTCTAAATTTTGTAAATATTTTAAATGTCCAAAGGTGTAAAACAAAAAAACAAAGGCAAATCAAGGCAAATCAAGGCAATTCAAGGCAATTCAAGGCAAATCAAGGCAATTCAAGGCAATTCAAGGCAAATCAAGGCAATTCAAGGCAATTCAAGGCAATTCAAGGCAATTCAAGGCAATTCAAGGCAATTCAAGGCAATTCAAGGCAATTCAAGGCAAATCAAGGCAATTCAAGGCAATTCATAAGGGGTGATATACTTACCTGTTGTAATGTTTTATTTCAAGAAATCTCATCAGTTTTTATATAGATACCTAGATAATAGAACATATATATCCTATTATCATATAAAAGAAAAACAAAAATAATACAGGTTTGAAATATTTTTTAGATTCAATTTGTTGCACCAGAGAAGAGATAAAATAGATAATATATATAAGGTTTATTACCATAATATATATAAATATCGCAAGTAATGTCTATTACGCTATATTCCCACAAGACGGACACGAGGATCATCTTATCCCACACATATAATAAATTGACGGAAAATGGCGAAGAGATCAACTGTGAATGCGATGAAATAGACAGGAAGCATTATATGGATTATAAGAAGGAGAAATCGGATTATATTTTTATACATCATTTTATACCACAGAACGGCAGTTATACAATTGGTGATATTAATATAGAAATTAGCGATTTTATTTTGAATGATAAGGTACAGGCGTTCGCATTTAAAGAAGAATTTTATCATATTAAAAAAGTGGTTTTGAAAAGTTCATCAATGGAAAAGATTACAGCATTTATTGAGGAAGCAATCAATAAAAAGTTCAAGGAGAAGAAAGAAAAGTTCGCGCAAGTTTCAGGGGATAAGATCATTAAAAAGAAATGGACGGGGTATTGTTGGGCGTACGAGTCGTCTATTCCGAAGAGAAAGTTTGATAGTATCTTTTTGAAAGAACAGCATTTTAATAAGATTAAAGACCCTATTATGCGGTTTATTGACAAGAATACCTATAAGGATTATTATAAACACGGGATACCCTATAAGATGAACATTATGCTTCATGGACCACCAGGTGCAGGCAAAACATCTCTTATTCATAGTATCGCTTCAGAATGCGGGGCGAACATTTGCGTTCTTAATATTAACGCGGAACTGAAAGAGGAGTCCATGATTGATGCGATTTCGCAGGTGAACGAAGACGACAAGAAGTCTATTCTCGTTCTTGAAGATATTGATTGTATATTTATTGATAGGAAGGTGAACGATAGTATGAAGAACAATATTACGATGAATGGTATTTTGAATTGTCTTGATGGTTTTAATAACCCCGAAGGGTTGATTGTGATTATGACAACAAACTTCCCTGATAAATTAGATGAGGCACTTATGCGTTGTGGGAGGATTGATTTGGATATTGAACTGTCACACCTAGATAAATACCAAGCACGCAATATGTTTTTGTCATTCTTCAATAACGAGGTGCATTTTGAAATGATGTGGAGTAATATTCATAAGTATTCCATTGAACCAGCAACCCTTATGCAGTTTCTCTTCAATAACCGCAGTGAAGAGGATATTTCATCCAAGTTTGAAAAGTTCTACCTACTAGTAGAAAAGAAATATTCAAAACAGAACGATATTTATATGTAAACCCCTTATTTTTTCTATTTATATATCTATAGATATAAATGGGTGGAAAACAAAGTAAAGAAGCAGTTGATATGAGTTCTCCAAAATACAATGTATACGATACATTTAATAATAATACGAATATAGATAAAGATAATTCTGATTATATAAAGGATTATATCAATCCATACTTCTATGTATATAGTGTCATTATGGCAATCTTCTATGTATATAGTGTCATTATGGCAATCCTTTTAGGATATAATATCGTATTCTATTCAAGTATATATATAAGAAGATACTATATAAGTAATAGTCGTGTTAAATAGTATAACGTATGGACAATACTATCGCGATCACGATAGACGTGAGGGAAACCGGGCTATATACTAATATTATGGAGCGAGACTTGGATATTTACAAGGATAAAATTGAAATAAAGAGCGAAATTTTAATGCTTGGCGATATCCATATAACCTATAAGGATTTAACGCATATCTTTGAACGCAAGACGTTACAAGATTTACAATCGTCCATTAAAGACGGCAGGTATAAAGAGCAGAAGGCGCGGTTATTGTCTAATACGTCGCAAAAATTCATAACGTATATTATTGAAGGTGATAACATATTATCATCATCTACATATGAAAGCTATAAACCGATGATACAAGGTGCATATCTACATACTCTGTTTCGCGATAACATACGTATCTTATATACTAAAAATATAGTGGAGACCGCAACATTAATTTTATTAATATCAACAAAAATACTGGATCGTCCTGAAAAGTTTATGAATGAAGAATATATAGGGGATAAATGCTATACGGATTTCGTGAAATTAAAGAAAAAAAAGATGGATAACATAGACACGAAGTCGTGTTTTATAATGCAACTGTCGCAGATTCCTATGATATCCAATGTGATCGCGAAGAATATTTGTGCGAAATATTCTTCAATGCGGGCATTGATTCGTTCACTGGATAATGATGAATTTGAAACACCTGAGCAAAAAATAAAGGAATTGTGTAGAATAGATGGGGTTGGCAAGGAAAAGGCGAAACATATTGTAAAGTATCTTTTTACGGATAAAGATACAGACGCAGAATAATTTTCTTTTTTTTATATATAAGATTAAATAATAATTAATATAAAAATAAATGAAAAATGTCAGGGATACTATTAAAGAATACATAAAGAACGACGGAGACATAACAGATGAACCATTCTATATTGTGGATTTGGTCAAGGTAACCGAGCAATACAATCGATGGGTTGAATATCTGCCGAATGTGAAACCCTATTTCGCGGTAAAATCAAATCCGGACACAAAGATAATGCGTTTATTGGCGACTCTAGGATGTAATTTTGATTGCGCCTCCAAAAACGAACTAATAAATGTAATGTCGATCGTGAATAATCCCGAACGTATAATCTTTGCGAACCCTTGTAAAGTATCGTCCCATTTAAAGTATGCCCGTGATAATAATATTGCGATGATGACGTTTGACAGTATAGAAGAGTTAGAAAAAATATACAATATATATCCAAAGGCGCAAGTATTACTTCGCATCTGTGTAGATGACACGAACAGCAAGTGCAAGTTCAATTCAAAGTTTGGATGTCCTCAACATAATATTCTTAAAATATTTGAAAGGGCAAAATGTTTGCGAATGAACCTTGTAGGTTTCAGTTTTCACGTAGGGAGTGGTTGTAGTGATCCTCTCAGTTTTTATAACGCAATCGAGGATTGTTCTATTGTATATAACGCATCAAAGGAATACGGGTTTGATATTCGTATTATAGATATTGGCGGCGGATATCCAGGTGTTGATAAAACAATTCGATTCGCTGATATTTGCGATAATATTAATAAGGCAATTGCTGACTTCTTCTTATATGAAACGAGCAATGCGATAATACAATTTATCGCGGAACCTGGACGATATTTTACGGAAGCAACGCATACGCTCGTTATGAATGTAATCGCAAAGAAAAAAGAAGCTACCGTTATAAAATACTATTTAAATGACGGAATATATGGTTCGTTCAACTGTATTGGGTATGATCACCAGACACCCGAATTAGTACCCTTATTACCCCGTGATGCCGACGACAAGAATTATAATAGCACATTCTTTGGTCCAACGTGCGACAGCCTGGATTGTATCTACAAGGATATCCCTTTCCACGAACTCAATGTAGGCGAATGGATATATGTTCGCAACTTCGGTTCTTATACAGTATCCCCTAGTTCGTCTTTCAACGGTTTTTCAATAACTAATAAAAAGTATATAAGGAATGCTCACACGTCCTGACTATCTCACACTGACCTTCTTTTTTTGTATATGTATAGATCTAATCTAAAATATAAAAATAGATAATACATAAATAATACATAGATAATATTGTGTCAAGAAGCATCACAAAGTGTCACATCATTTAGAGGATAATCCTTGCTTTTTTTTACTCACTCGTTTTGGTTTTGGTTCAAGGGTTGAAACACCCTCTTCGGTTTGCTTAACAATATTCTTATAACCAACAATATTCGTATCATTAATTAATTTGATGTCTTCTTCTGATAATTTGAAATGTTGATAGACTTCATCATCCGTCCATTCTTTATTTAAGGGCGGTAATGGTATCCATTTACATACATCTTCATTATTATGTTGTGATGATTTTCTTAAAGATAACATAAAGTTTGGTAATCTACATTTCATATAACTCAATAATGATTTTGCTTCCTCTTCATTGGATAATTTAAATGATATATAACTTCCAGTATGAACTTCATCTATATTTCCTATAAATGTATTACCAAAACCACTTTTATGTTCGTGTGCCGCTTCTGCTGTTATAACCTTCCAAAATTTATATTCTTTTTTTATATCTTTAATATCAATATATTTTTCAAATCCCTTTTGTTGTGATACATAACATTTAACAGTATCCTTCGCCTTATCGCTTTTTAATCTTTTGTCATTAGACTCAATCCCAAAATATCTACCTAAATATAAGGTTGTAATTGATTCAAATATTGCTAATTTATCAATAATCGCATGAAATTTACCATCGACAAATACATCATATTTGTTTAATTTTGTAATTGAACCATTTAATTTACAATCACCTTTATAGTTAGTATCTTTTAGAAAGTAATTTACACCCCCTTTAATATCAACTGTATTTCCAAATATTTTACACGCATCATCAAAGTGATTAATATAAACAATATCTGTTCGCTTTAACATATTCTTACGAAAACTATCTAATCCTTTGCCACCTGAAAACCATCTTGAAGGTATTACATAACATAATATATCACATTTTTCAATATAATACTCAACAAACTTGTTATATAATGCTTTTGCACCTGTTGATTTTAATTCCTCATTATATGGTGGATTACCAATTACAATATCAAATTTCTTAATACCAAACTCTTTTTGAATATCTAATTGTAAAGAATCACCTTCATACAAATTGAGTTTGAACTCATTATTGATATTAAATATTTGTTTGACGATGAAACAATTCTTCTTGTTGTATTCAGCCATAAACAACATCTTCTCTAAAATATGTTTCTTGCGATCCTTATCATCTTCTATTTTATTCTTCAAACCATCCATTAACTTGTAATAAATAGCAATCGCAAAGTTTCCCATTCCTGTTGTAGTATCACCCCATTTTAAAGTTTCATCTTCGTATATGTTTTTATTATACGTTTCTTTGTAGTATGCTTCTAAATCACATAACATATCATTATTAATAAAACTCATCGGCGTGAAAACTTCACCGAACTTCTTCTTCTCTATCACCTTGGGTTTCAAACATTCATTAATTAATTCTAATAATTCTTTAGGACTATCTATTAAACTTTGCAACGACATCTTAAAGTTAATAGATATATTATATGTATTAGAATTCTTCTCAAAATATTTTGAAACTATATTTCTTATAATATTTATTAAATCCTTCTTATTCCACCAAATCAAACACATATCATCAAACATATCCAATAATTCAGGATTTTCTTGTATGTCGTTTAACATCTTCACAAAATCCTTATTCGCATTCTTAATCGTTAATATACATGTTAATGGTATTATATACGGTAATACATCTTTGGTAAATGATATTACAATATCCTCTTTTTCGGATTTTTCGGATTTTTCGGATTTTTCGGATTTTTCGGATTTTTCACTATCACTATCATCCCTGATTTTTTCTTTGCCTGATGGTAATTCTTGTAATACATCACCATCATCTTTGATTTCTAAGATAGAATTTACCTTCTCGTCTTTTAATGACTTGGTAAATGACTTGTTTATCAGCTTCTGCGTGGATGTATCAAACTCCACATAGTCATTATCCAAGTTTCTCAATAGAGACTTGAAACTATTAATTGGATCTGATTTCCAAATTTCCATTAGTTTAGATACAATAGCATCACTATTTAACTTCTTTTGTTCCATCATATCCGTATCAATATTAATTAAATGGTTTTCAATTAGATACTTGATCTTATCTTCTGTGCTTTTATCATTCTTATATATCGTGTAATTCACACAAGTATTAAGAACCCGACTTATATTTAAATCTACCACATACCCGAATTTCTTCTGAGAACCTTCAGTCATGCATCGATACATTTGTTGTAAAACTTTATCAGATGAAAGGGTATTATTCATTAAAGTGACAACATCACACATATTTAATGTTATACCTAATGTAAGCATATTACCCGCCAATAAAATCAACCCTTCTTTGCCTTCAGTCTTTGCGATTTTTTCTTGTTTTGTAATATCTTCCTTAATATCTTTTGCTAAATCTTTATTCTTACGATTAATACATAACACATTATACTTTTTGAGAATATTATCGTCTAGCATTAGTTGCTCTAAACATTTTGAAATCTCGTTAATATTATCACTTGGTAAAAACCAAATTTGTGTAAACGGTTTTCGTGTTTCTTTATCAGAGCATATTTTTAATATCCGTGAAAACACAGATTTGTCACCATTTTTGAAATCTACTTCCTTGTTTGAACCCGATATAAAGCGTAAGATGGTTTTAACCTCCGTTTCAAATTGAAACTTCGTCTTTTGCTTATTCAGTGCGAACAACACATCAAAACAAAACCCGTATTTACTACCCATAATTTTATCCTTAATTATATCGTATCTTTGACTATCAAACATCGTTGTAATCAAATACAAATCAGGCATATTTTCATAAGGTTTAAACATATCTGTTAGAGATAAACCTTTATCAGTAAAATACTTAATAGTCGCTGTAATACTTGTGTTACCGTGTTTCTCTTTTAATTTATCAACATTTGTCTCATCTACCAAAATGCTTTTACATATTTGTTCGTCTTCAATGTCCCAATACATTTGACATTCTTCAGGTATATTCCATTCACGTAAAGGTTTATTATAAGTCGCTGTTAGAAATACTTTAATCGTATTCTTGGATGAATACGAATTTAAAATATATTTGGATAAATCAGTCGTTCCGCTAAAATGGTTTTCATCAAAACCAATAATATCCAATTTCAGGTTCTTAATTTTCATAATCGTTTTATCATCAATATACTTTTGTAATAGTTGTTTAGACATAACGAATATATTACTTTCACCTAATATCAAAGTCTCCATATTTTTAGATCCATTAATATGGTGTATATTGAATGCTTCAAATTCTTTAAATTTATTAAATAAATCATCCGTAAATTGTGGTGCGGTTTCTGTTGGTGCTGGTGTAATAATTAACACATTTAATTTTTGCTTGATTTCAAGCTGCTTTATAATTAAACCACCAAACATATAAGTTTTACCACTTCTACACTTACAACCCCATAGAAAGGATTTATATCCTTCTTCAATAAGATTAGATGTTTTTTGTGTAATAAGTTCTTGATGAAATCTCAAACTTAAATTACATTTAGGAGATAAATAGATTTCATCATAATTAATTTTTTGATATTTCTTCATATGTTTAAGCATATCCGCTTTAAAGCGGAGGAAACACTTATTCAAATCATTCTTATCCAAAATATTTTGCTCGTTCATATACTTCGTAATATAATTACTTGATTTGTTCGCATTTTTCACCTTTCCTAAAACAGACATCTTATCAGGGACAAGTAAGAATATTTTAAAATTAGGATAAATTTGTTTATTCGCATCAATCACTGAAATTATATTTTGAATCTCATAATAAGCGACTGATTTTTGTTTAGTAATATCATCTTTATTTTTAGGATATTTAGAACTAATAAATGTAAAGCTTTCGTCAATAATATTAAATAAGGATATATCCGAACATCCACTTGAATTACCACTTACCACTTTTTCAGTTAAATAATGTGTAAAGGTTGTAAGTGTTTTCAAGTTTCCATTATTCATATTACCAATCATATGTGTATAATCAGATTTTTGAAAATTATTACAAAATCCAAATTTAATACATACATCCCATAAGCGTTCATATATAAAACCTTTTTCGGATTGATTTTTACAAGTATCCAAAATATTATCAACACTCTCAAATGTTGTAATATGTGTAATAAATTCTTCAACTTTCATCGTTGTGAAACTCATTTCCTCCGTATTAAATAAAAAGATATATAGATAATCAATTTTATATCATATATTATAAAAATAGATCAATTTATAAACATAAAAAATAGATAACACATAGAATTACTTTACATCGCTTCACATTCACATGCTTCACATTTCTTAAATTAGTTTCGTAATCTCCTCGCGCAAATCCTCCAAATCCGGTTTTACCAATTCGCTATAATTTATTTCTAATGTTTTGTCTCCGTAATTTTGTGGTTGTAATCCATTCACTTTTACAGGATATGCCCAATGCGAAGTTGTTCTTCTATCTATGAAATACCTTTGTCTTTTTTCCAACATTTTCTTTGTTAAATTACAACGAGGCAAATAACTCACATATTGAACAATCCGTTCTTCATTACAATCCGCCTTGCCATATTGATTTTGATGAAATGTTCGTGAATCCCATAATACCAAAGAACCTGCTTTAATATTTAAAACCCGCCTACTATCACTAATTTTATCCAAGTATTCTTGTTCTATTAATAACCAATCTTTCGTAGATGTTAAATTGTATTGTTTCGCATATTCTTCATGTAATTTATGACTACCCTCATATACCACAAGAGTTCGCTCTGTGTTACTTGTTAACGCTACGAAACCTTGAATACATTTCAAACCTTTTTTTACAGGTGCTTGATCTGTATGCGTCCAAGTCTTATCCTTCTTTTTACAATTTGCCGGAATATAGCAACATCCATCATAACTTACAACCACATCTTCCGTCTTCCAAATATTTTTGAAAACATTTTGAACATTTTGACGTGTTCTAATATACCACGCGTGTTTTTGATGTCCCACTTCGTGATATTTACAAATCCCATGAGGACTTATTTTATTATGCACCGCTCCAATTTGCGGATGCGAAGAAAACCATTCCCTGAAATATGAAACCGCAGTCGCAACTTCTTCTTCCGTAAGAACATCTTCAATGACGCAAAATCCCTTTTCTGCTAGCGCAGCAACACCTTCAATGTAAGAAGACATTTTGAAAAATTAATGTTATATTAATAATATCAATTTTTATTACATTTAAGATAGAATAGAACAAATGTTCAGAAGTAACTGGGTTAAATTTATAAATATTGCATCCTTTTATAAATGGATTATATAATACATACATATTAAATATTATATTTAAAATAAATATAATATTTAGAATTAGATAATCTAATATTATGGATTCTATTGAATTTATAATATATACATTATTAACTTTATTGATTGCTTTTATCGGATATATTATATATGATAATTATACATATAAAAATAATTTAACATCTGATTTAAATAAAAATATTAAAGATAAAGGATTGAATAATTTTGATATAGTATATTATATTAATCTTGAGCACAGAAAAGATAGATATATTCATATTAATAATGAATTGAGTAAAACAAATATAGATCCTAATAAAATAAATAGAATAGATGCTATTTATGATATTAATAAAGGTTATGTAGGGTGTTCAAAATCACATATTTTAGCATTAGAAGCATTTATTAACACACCTGATGAAATACAAAATTGTATTATTTTAGAAGATGATTTTATATTTACAGAAGAACAAGATGATATAAATAATTTAATAAATCTATTTTTTGAAAACGTTGAAACATATGATGTATTAATGTTGTCGAGTAATACATTAAATGAAACAAAAACAATATTGCCATTTATTACTAAAATTAATGATGCACAAACATTATCTGGTTATTGTGTATCTAAAAAGTTTGCACCGATTTTATTAGATAATTATAGGTCAGGTGTTGAAAAATTAGAAAGTATAGGAACATGCGATTTGTATTGTGTTGATATGTATATGAAAATATTACAACCTAAATCATTATGGTTTTGTTTAAATCCAAAAATAGGAAAACAAAAAATATCTTACAGTGATATTCAAAAAACGGTAGTATCTTATAATTGTTAATAATCATCATCGTATCAAATAATTATAATCAATAAAATACTTAATTTGATATACATTAAATCCCACTTATTATATAGAGATATTACATAAACATAAACTTACTATTCAGCTTTATCAGTTCATAGTATTTGTGGATATTATTAATATCTTTGAGTCTCCCTGTATCCTGAGTATTCATTACCTTTAGCATTATATTCTCTATCGTATCCTCGCTATAGATCTCATTATTTTTGAGTAATTCATTATACACATAATGTGCACGTGTATATTCATCAATTAATTGTTTGTTATTCAAAGTGATAAAGTATATATTATTGCTATTATAGGCGATAATCTGCTTGATTAAAGCAATCGCCTCATGCTCTTTGTTCTTACAATCACTATTCACTACCTCCCAGATCTTTTTCTTCTTGTCATTCTTAATAAACGCTATTGCTTCTATCTTTTTCGTCTTGAGTTTCTTCGTGATTTTAATTGTCGCATCCAATTTCTGTACGGTACCTGTTTGGTCCGTCGTATCCGTTACAGCAATCGCATTCTTTATCGTCAATTTACTTTTGCGAACAGTCGGCGCTTTTGGTTCGCGTAGTATCGCAATAAACTTCTCAAACAACAACTCCTTCACCATCATCAGTTTCAAATTACCAATCCTGTTTTTCCTGCGTATATCACTTTGATACATCGGTTTCTCTAACAGCATCTTATCAACCTCCTCCCAATAATTATCATCCTTATCATACCCAGGCAATTCACTCAAACATAACGCATAAAGTTGCAATATTGGTTTCATAATTTGATTGGTAATATAATGTAAATAGTCCGGAACTAAGTTATTCTGCTCTATATAATCTGGATGTTCGATACGGTCACCTTGTAATGACGGGGTAATCGCACCCGTCTTTATATATACAAAGGGTATACGTTCATTCGTTCCAGGTCTATTTCCAGGGTCTCTTGCACCGATTCTGTCCGCCAATACTTTATGCGCAATCTTTGAGGGGTCTTTGTAGTTTGCCCTCAAACTCTTCGTTATGATAAGGTCTTTGATGGACGTTTTGCCTTCCACCAGATTTTCCAGTTCATCTTGGAGGAACTCAATAGATCCCTCCAAATCTTGCTTTTCCAATATGATATTGATCACCCCTCCATAAATCTTCTTGACAATCTGCGCATTGTCGCGGCGTTTTAATACAATACCCATCGACTTCTGCTTATACTTCGTAGTACTCGTCTCATACAAATTGCCAACATATCGCTTCTTACTGAATAAGATAAACGGATAAAGACATTTCTCATAATTCAACTTTTGCGGACTTGGCATAATATCAGGGACGTTGATATGCTTCTCAACCTTCTTCCCAATATCAATCGCAAACTGTAGCGCATCCTTGCCAAATACCGCGTTCCCTTCATTGTCCGTCAAAGGAAACTTGCAAAATATCGAATCCGTATCACCGTATATCACCTCCGCATCATAATTCTTTTCTACAAAATCTTTCGCCAACATAATCATATTTCTACCAGTTGCCGTAGTACACGCTGCTATTTCCTTTAAGTAGATAGAGGATGTCCTCGCGCCTATTTGTCCATAGAGCGAATTCGCTGTAACCTTGTAGGCAACTTGCAAGGCATCCAGCACATCCTGTTCAAATATATTATAAGTATCCTTCATATCTTGGATATCTTCTTTTGATACAATATTCCTGGTATTCCCGTCAATCGCATAGACTTCGTAGTGATCGCCACGATCCGAGCAAATACCCGAGTATGTTTTGCCATCTGCCGCAATGATTGTCTGGTATTCAATCTTTTTACGCGTATTCTTGCGCTGTTTGAGAAGCATATCCAATACTTCAGCAATAATCCCTTTGCGTCCGTCTTTGTATTGGACGAATACACAATCTTTCACACCAGTCTTCTTTTTCTTATCACCTACACCTTCATACAAATCATAAGATATGGTTTTGTATTCAATATTCGGGTCTTCCACACGATACTTTTCGTCTATCAAGTAACAATCATGCGACAGATTACACGAAATCATTGAAGACGGATAAAGCGAACCATAGTCAAATACCACGATCGGTTCGTTCAAATAGATACCCTCTTTTGGTTCTAGCACAACCGCACCCTCATACCCGCTATCATCCATTTCTTCAATATTCTCGCGATATGATTTAATTGTAGGGATTAGGTATTCGCGCTCCATACATTCTTTGGCGATTAAAGAGAATATCTTAATACCTTGCCCTCTGCGAAATAGGAAATTGAGAGGGACGAGACATACGTTGCCCATACCAATATTATTTTCAAGAATTTTCAATTTATGTATCAAGCGATTCACAAGACAGCAATCCTGAATACAGTATTTCGCGATAACGCATCTGTCCTCGCTTGTCCCTTTAAACTTGTCAAAGATCTCTTGCGGTTTTAAATCATTCTTATTGTCCCCCAAGAAGATTGATGCTACATTGTCCAGTTTATAGCTATCCAGTTTCTGGTCTCGTTGCATCACTTTCAGCAAATCAATAATCACCGTTCCATCAAAATCAATATATCGCAAAATATTATCTCCTAGTGCCGACGAGGACAACTTCAATTCTACGAGCGATGCTTTGCGTGTTATCAATCGCCCGAAACCAATTGTAAAATCGTCCAAAATGTTTAATTCAGTCGCTCTCTGCCAAATGTATTCCATATCAAAACCAAATATATTATAGCCTGATATGATATCCGAGTTCAGGTTATTCATAAGTTCTTTCCATTTCAAGAGAACCTCCTTCTCCGTATCATAATACTCTACATCGCATCCTTCAATCGTATCGCAACTGTTCAAAGTAATAATGTTTTTATATACGATATTGTCCGATCCGTAGATATGAACTGTCGTCCCAATCTGAATGATCTTGTCGCCTTCCAGAGGAACCAATGAACCCGATAGAATATCGCTTAGTTTTAATTCATGTGCGTTCAGTTCCCGAACAGTCATTTTTGCACCCTTCGCGTCATTCGCGTCTTCATCGCTCCCGTCATCATCACAACCCACCGCATCTTCTCCGTCGTCTCCTACATCGCCTTTTACAATCTGCTTTTTAGAGATAGAGGACGCAATGATATCCAAGAGATCTATGATTTTATGAATATGAGGTTCTATTTTTTGAGGAATGGATGCGATATAATCCTTTGCGATTTTATGTTTCGTATATACGCGATTGATCTTGACATCCTTTACGGTATCCAGAATAACGTCTTTGTAATAGATAGTACTCAACCATTCTACGATATTCTCAGGAGTATATGAATACCCGAGTTTAGCAATGATCGCGAGGTCTTGCGCAACCTTGCTATAATTCTTCTTTGCTACCGGGAAATCACCATGACTACTAGAGCATTCTATATCAAAAGACGTAATTAGCAAAGGGGCGATTTTATTCACCTGGACAGGCGCTATATTTTTATATTCGGTTTCTATGTTATAATCGCAACGACTGATATCTTCTCCCATATCATAGTTTCCTTTTTCAATTCTTACCCAATCACAGGGACGGATGTTCTGCGTATGAATGTATTTTAAGAAAGGGTCGATATTTGTCTCGTACATTTTAAAATCTTCTTTTTCAAGACTTTTAAAATAGTACTTTAGATTGTTATAGAGTTTGAGCGATTTTACGGATACTTTTAGAAAGCGAAAAATTTTGTCATTTGTAAATCCCCAAAAGTCTTTTTTGCGAACCACCTTCATACTCGCAAAATGCGTTTCCAGCGGACGCGAAATGATCTTCTTGTTATATTCGCTCATTCTCCCATTGTTGTTAAAGAAGCATTTATAGCTGTCGTTTAACAGAACATCCCTCAGTTCATCTACCTTCGCTTTAAATGCGGCTTTACCTAGTGTCTCCCATTTATCGGGAGGTTTGATATAGAAGTATGGGACAAAGTTATTCACTTTCACACAATACGTGGCACCCACAGCTGAAGTTCCGTAAATGAGAAGAGAGTAGAGGTCTGTAGAGTCTTTTTGCACGTTTGCCTTGTCGGATTCAGGGTCATATATATCTGTGATCTGGAACTCTATGGTATCCTCGCGAGGATCGATAGGTTCGTGTATCTTTCGCGGGAATTCCATTTTCTATCTCTTTTTGTATATTGATAGGTGCTTTAAATATTTAAATACAAATCAAATCAATTTTTGTAATTTATAAAAAATATAATTAGATTATCATTGATTATAATAGAATATAATAAATATATGGAGATAAGCTTGGACAGCCTTATTATTTTAATCATCGCAATCGCAGGCTTGTATTATCTATACAATTACTATTTAAACGAGGGACTCATAAAAGTAAAGAGCAAGATAGACGATGAGGAATACACGGTTCAAATAAAAGATGACGCTGTGGAGGCTGCTGATTTAATCGCTACTATTAAAGGCAAACTCAAAACATTATTAGAGCATTTGGAGAAAACCTACGGGAATAGCGATATTCGTGTGATGGCGTTGAAAGAAAACTATAAACCAGAGAGACTTAGCGAAGGCGTGGATACACCAGGTTATACGAGTTATTCCATTAACAAGGGTGAGAAGATCGTATTGTGTCTTCGCAATCGTGATAAATTGATGGATTTAAATACAATGACATTCGTTGTATTACACGAATTCGCGCATTTAGCTACAGAAAGCATCGGACATACTGAAGAATTTTGGACAAACTTCAAATGGATATTGGAGGAATCGGTTAATATTGGCATCTATACACGACAGGACTTTCAAAATAAGAACGTCGATTATTGCGGTATAAAAATCACGTCGTCGCCTTTGTAAAGATGGAAATAGAGAAATAGATATAAGATATTGGCATTACTAAAATAATATAAATATGTCAAATACTATGTCTCTCTATCAGGGTAACGATTACAATCAGTTTGAGATATTCTATGGAATAATAATCGTTCTCATGCCAATTAGCAAGAGATATGCGCCTTATATTAAGAATGATGTAGTGCGACGGAAGATAAATCAATATACAAACTGGAATATTCTGATGATACTCGCAAATAGCGCGATGTATAACGTATTCGCATTGGATAACTATATCATTTCACGGTTTATCGCGATCAATTCTTTCCAGATTATGACATTATTTCATCTTTTTATGGTATATGACAGTAATGTATTGTTTTGTGTGATGGACGCGAAACCCGTTTTATTACAACACGCGGTATTTAGCAGGATTTCAAATCATATCTTGGTTCGCGCTGAATACTTTGTGGCAAATATTGTAGTTCACATACTACCTGTGTATTTTTATAGAGATTACCTGGTAATGAAGATGGATATGGATATGTTTCATTATATCATTATGTTTAAATTTATGTGGGTTCTCAATATATTTGGCGACTTCAACATAACCTCCATTTACGTTCCGACATTTAGCGGATGTAACGTGAAACTCGTAAATCTCGTTGTGGCAATTGACTTTATCACCTACAAGGTTTTCAATTATTTTTTATAAATATGTAAATTATATAACTATAACAATACATACTATAGTATAATAAAACAAATGATTCCTAAGATTATTCATCAAACATGGAGAGATAAAAATCTCCCACCCATCATCTATAAATTAGTAAGCGAGAACATTCGTTTTTTTAAATCAAACGGGTACGAGTATATGTTTTGGACCGACGAGATGATATTAAAATTAATATCCGACGAATATCCGAATTTTTACAACATATATAAAATGGCACGCACCGGTGTACAGAAGGGCGATATCGCACGCATCCTCCTTGTGTATCATTATGGAGGCATCTATATTGATCTTGATGTTCTTGTCTTGCGAGATTTTAGTGAAATATTAGATATGAATGCGGACAAACTTTATATTACATACGAACCCTCTGGACAGACAATGGCATTATATAATAGCGATAAATATATATGTAATGCGTTCTTCGCAGCAAATAAGAATAACAATATGCTCAAAGCGATATTAAACAATATCCCCGAATATGTCCAGAATTATACGGAGAATATTTTCGCGCGATTTGACATCTTTGGCGGTGCGTATTTTAAAACGATTATAGAAGACCCTTTGTATGCGATTTTCAAGGGCGATGTCTATATTATAGACGACCGGGAACTTTTCTACCCAATAAACGATTTGAAGTTTGTAGGTCAACCCTTCACCGCGGGCGATTGGGATAAATTAAGGACAGGTGAGTATGGCAAGGATACAATTATGGTACATTATTGGATTCACGGGGACTTTGAATCCAAGGCGCTTTTATCCTCGTTTATCCCCGATATGAATAAGACGATACATGAAAATATGTATTTATTCTTCTCTCGTTTATATCCAAAAAAAATTGATAAGATATTTATATAATAGAGTAGTATACATTGAATGTATAATCACGGGTCTCGCGGGTCTCTGCTACGCATACTTGCGGTTTCTCTTATGATGATGATGAACACGATGGGAAGAGTGCGAGGATTTGCGTTGATCAAACAAACGATATTACAGGATGCGAAGATGCCTTCTATTTATCTGGAGAATAGTTTTTTTAGCGAGAATGATGCGAAGTTTAAGAAGCAGTTTTTTTCGGCGGAACATATATTTCCTCAATGCTTGCTCAACAATAAACACCGTAACGACATGCACAACATTATAAAAACCACGAATACCCTGAATGTCAATCGCTCAAATTATATGTTTGTAGATGAGGAAACGGTTCAGCTGAAAGATAAGAACTGGGTAGCTTTAGACTTTGGGAATTATGTAAATCACAAATATAAGGTATTCGCTCCGAATGATTATTCGCGTGGTTTTATATCCCGCGCGATACTCTATATGTGCTGGGAATATGATTATAATCATAATAAGGTCATTGACACTGATCTGCTGATCAAATGGTATTTCCAATATCCGCCATTAAAAGAGGAGCGATACCATAACGAGATTATTCACCGAATTCAGAGAAAACATAATATATTTATTACGAATTATTGTAAAAAGAATAGCGTAATCTTGAAATTTATCAAAAAGTTATAGATATAGTATTATATATATTATAATAGTATAATATGGAAATTGGAAATATATTAAATGCTATATTAGTGAATGAAGGTGTTCGTTCCGCAATGTTAATTCAACCATCGGATTACAAAGAAAGAACTGGAACAGATACAAAAACACTGTCAATTGTAAATAAAATAAAAAAACTATTTCCAGATTTAGTATCAAGTGATAATTATACAACCTATCAAGGAACAATTATTTCTAAAAGGTCATTTGATGGTAAGGTTATAGAAAATATGGGTAAAATATTAGACTACCCTTGTTTTAATGATTTTGAAACATTAAATCGAGACGAGCCTTTATTTGATTTACAATTGATAGTATCATTATATGATACAGAAATACCATTATTTAATAATATTTGTAAGGATAAAAAAACAGTTGATAAATTTAATTCATTATCTACGAAGGCGTTTAGAGCATTAACAAATAAAAAATACAATGGTATATTAAATGGAATTAAAATAAATAAAGTGTATGTAAATATTGAACTTATAATTCCAACACAACATATTATAAATAAATTGATAACTAAAAAAAATTTATCAAAAGAAGAGATAGACGTAATTATAGGTGTTTTATATAATATGGGATTTAGTGATAAATTATTAGAATATGAATTTCAATATAATAATCCAATTCATAAAGGTATATTAGTAAAAAGTAAACATGATGTATTATCTCCATTTTATCCTCTACAAGAATATCCAAAACAACAAAAAGTAGTTGATAAAATAACTATTGAGTTAGAAAATGCCTTAATTGAAATTTTAGATAAAACCAAAACACCTCCACCAAGAGCATATTGTAAAATAACAAGAAAAACTTGAAATATTATAGGAATGAAACGTGGTCTAAAGAGCAGTTTTCGTCATCAATTAGAAGAATTTTATTAGATAATAGTTAGTATGTCGCTATTTATCAAGTACTTCTCTTGTAGAACATCAACAAGATTAATGACCATCTTCAAAGAAAGTTGAGAGTTCTTCAAGTTCCTTCTCCATCTTAGAAACTTGATATTCAATTGCGATATTCTTGTAAATCTCCGACCTATTTATAAAATATCCAAACCTTACAAAATTTCTGTACTTATAAGTCTGTTTGAAGATATCTATATCTTGATATGATGCGTATTCCATCTTCTCCACGTCTGCGGGATTGATTTTGTAACAGCATACATTCCCGCTAGGGATTATCTTGTAGGTATACTTGAAGTTTTCATCAATATCTATATCAATATATGCTGTATCTAAAGACCACACTCTATTTTCCATATATTCATCATCGTCATTTCCCGTAGTATATTTATATGCCTCGTCATAGAAATTGTTAAATGCCTCATTTTTAATATCTTTATCATTTGCGAGCATAAGCGAGAGGTTATAGTAATATTTCCAATATTTGTTTTTTTGAAGCTCCTCAAATGACATCACGATCTCACCAACATTCTTAACTTCCATATAGACCTTGTCTCCATGTTTGGCGAATAGATGATAGTCACCACTTATCCCGATACGATGCGTCATCGCTTCATGTTCATTATAAAGATAGGCATACGCAACATATATTTCCTGAGAAAATACGCCAGTACATTCGGTGCCGTTTGCGATTGTCTGGTAAGTTCTTGAAGTGTCACTCATCGTGGTAGCTTTCTTGTCGGTTTGTTGGTTTGTTGGTTTTTCGCGATCTCTATATTCAATCTCTGTCTTTTATATATAAGGAGGTATAATCAATTTTTACATATAAAAATAAAAAATATATAAACACACAACATATACGCTATACTTATACTGCTTACTCTGCCAATATTAGGGCGTCGCTTTCTTCATTAATTGAAATATACTCGTATTTATCACCGATACTAACAATATTATATATTTTTGTTAAAATATCGTCGTTCATACAATATTTAGCATTAAGAGTTGCGAGATTGAGGATTTGCTTTTTATTCTCATTCATTACATACTCCTCCGCGATCTTTTTGTAAATCACCGACCTTTTTAGAAAATATCCCATTCTTACATCACAACGATATATATATATTTTTCTAAAGAGTTCCAGTCCTTGCCGTGAGGTGTATTCCATTTTATCAAAGTCAAATGGATTAACTTTATAATAACCTACATTTCCGCTTGAGATTATCTTGTAGTTTTTATTATTATTTGTTTTGTCAATATCTAAATCAATATAGGATGTTTCAAGAGACCATACCCTATCTCCTGAATATTCGTAAATCTCGACATAGTCTTTGTTAAACGCTTCATTTTTTATCACTTTATGCTTATCTTTTGCGAGGAGAAGTGACAATTCATAGTAAAACCTCCAATATTTATTCTGCTGAAGTTCAGCAAATGAAATCACAATCTCGCCTACATTTCTAACTTCCATATAGACCTTGTCCCCGCTACGGAGAAAGAGGTGATAATCACCTATTATACCGTTGCGATAAACTTTAGAATTAGGAACATTATAAATATAGGAATACGCTTCATATTTTTCCTGACAAAACACACCAGTACATTCGACATTTGCGATTGTGTGATAAGTGCTCATCGTCTTTCGCTTGTTCGCAACTTGTTGGGTTCGCTTGTTGAATCTCTATATACTCGATTTGAGTTCGTTTGACTTTGGCAAATCGGTATATCTCTGTTCTAATATTTACAGATCGCAATCAATTTTTTAATAATAAAAGTAAAATCAGAACATATATTGGTAATAACATTTAGAATATTCAAAGGGTAATAAATAAAAAATATATAACATAAATATACTCATATACATTCCTTTAAGTAGAGAGAAC